CATATTGAACCCATAAGTTGGAGTAGTATTTCTACTTCCATCAGTGTTGAAACCAGCAGTAGTCTTATCTTGCCAATATTTAAGAACACCAGTAGGAGCATCATAAGAAATTACACGACCCACTGCAGTAGATCCCAGACCAACCGTTTGTCTAATCTCAGCATCAGCAGTAAAAGTTGCAGTAGTAGCACCAGCACCAGTAAGTTTCAATGCATAAACTGCACTTGCCTTGGATGCAGAAAGGAGACTGGTTGAACTATATTGTTCTGGATTTTCTACAATACCAACTCTTGCAATTTGATTACCAGTGATAAAATCAGGATTCTGATTATCATTTTCAATTCTTGAATAAACAAGAACGTTATACGCACCAAGTTCTCTATAGATATCTGCTCCATGTCCACCTTGCGGAGGAATAATTACGTCAAAAGTTGGTCTTGTGGTTCCAGTAGGAACGCTACCAGACTCTAAATCAACACTTCCAAAAGAATATCCAGAACCACCTTTAGAAATAGTAATAGATTCTACTTTAGACTCATTATTAACAACAATAGTTGCTTCTGCGCCGCTTCCATCTCCTTTAATGGGAACCTGAGTATAAGTTCTATTCGCAGTTCCTACACCAGCACCACGACCAGTAATAGTTACGATTTTTAACTGTCCACTTGTTGCAGCATTACTTCTAACAGAAACATCATCACTATTTGTTTCCCAATCTCTTGGAACTGGCATAAAGTTTGTTGAGTCAAACTTTACAATATCACTTGGTTTAATTGTATAAAGATATTTCCAAATATAACCATCGCCGCTGCTTCCAGCGGTCCTTGGTTCTAAATCAGTGAAAGTTGGTTGATCTAAAGAAGGTCTTCCAGTGGGGTTATCTGGATCTGTGCCGTTATGAAGGCAGATGTATACCTTAAAGTCTTCATTTACGACATAATAATTTGCACTGTATAAACTAGTTGCCCCAGATGGTTTAGATGTATTAGTCCTACTAATATCATGACGATACATATCGTAGGTTGTTCCAGAAGTCCAAGTATTTTTCTTTACAACTTGTTTTACATCACCATCATTAACTTTTTTCAGAGCAATCATCGTATCCCAATAGTCAGTTTCTTGTTCAAAACTGTCTTTGGGTGCAGGTGGATTATCATCCCATGTTGAACTATAATCAGTCGCATTAGGAAGACCAACGAATGCATAAAAAGCATTTGCATCTGAGGTAGCCGCAGATACAAAACTCTTTGCATTCAAGATTCTAAGTTGATCAGTTATAATAGCAGACATTTTGCGTTTTTTATTTATTTATAGGGGATACTCAAACAACAATAATCAAATGAGGTAAGTATCATACTTAAGTGGGTTAGAACGAATAACACTTGCTGAAGTGCTTATTCCACTAAAACCATAGAAACTATATTCTTCTGGATTAGAACTTCTTATCAGGTTAGACAGTTTGCCCCAACTATACTCACCAAAGAACTGACTATGACCAAGACCAGTCAATCCATTAAAGTCAGATACACTTACAGTTACTTTTGCAACATAAGTGGTTCCATAACCAACTGCATTAGTTTGAGCGATAGAAACTGTTGCTACTTCATATACATTATCTAAGAACTCAGTACCTATACCAAGAACCGTTCCATCACCATATAAAGAGGTGACTCCGTTGCCAATATTTGACTGCCTAACAATAAAGTAGTCTCCTGTAGAAATACCACTAACAGTAATAGCAGTTCCTACAAGATTAGTATCTCTCAAGAACGAATCTTGTGGGATATACAGATCAAATACGATTCCAGTAGAAGCAACACCAACTGAAGTTGTATTAACTCCAGAAACAACACCAAAGTCACCAGAATATGCAACACTAGTTATTGTTTCTTCTTTCACTACAGGTTGAGATATAAGAACAACAGGTGGAGTAGAAGAAGTATATCCAGTTCCAGGAGAAGTGACAGATATTGAAGTAACAGTTCCACCAGCAGAAATAGTTGCTGTTGCCTCTGCTCTTTGAGTCGTTCCTAAACCAACAGGATTTGCAATAGTAACCGATGGTGCTGATGTATAACCAATACCAGGATTATCTATAACAATAGATGAGATAGTTCCTAATCCAGAAACAACAGCAGTTGCTGATGCACCAACCAGAGTATCTTGAGAAACTATTCTTACCTTAGTCTTATAGGTAGAGGAAGAGAATTCATTCTCATTATCAAAGAAAGTCTTAACACTCTCTACATAAATCGTTGTTGAACCAACACCGACAGGTTGAATAATATTAGAAGTTGGTTGGATTCTGGGTTCATAAATGTCTCTGTCTTTTCCAACTGCCTTACCATTAATGAAGATATCTTCAGTCTGACGACACCAGACTACTGCTCTTTCAAAACTTTCATTTCTAGTAATTCCTGGACCAGCATATGGATTTGTATTAGCAATATCACTAGAAATGACATCCTTAACAAGTCTTGGATTTTCTTCTAAGTAGATATTTTCATCATAAAGTTTCAGAGTATCGCCTTCAGTAACAGTCTCTAAAGCGTCGATTTCAGCAACGTCAACATCGCCAGTTCCCTTATAGAACAGAATCTTACAGGTATCACCGACCTTTGGTGCTTCGGTAAAGGTAATTAAACTTCCACCATTGAAGATATATCCTTGATCGGGGACTTGGAGGATATCATTCAAGAATACCAACAAGTTTGCTTTAACTTCAATTGAAGAACCGCGTCTTGCTAAAATAGACTTATCAAAACCATTGACCTTCAGTGGGAATCTAGTTTTAACTCCATCAAAGAGATTTTCAATCTTATCAATAACTTCAAGATCTCCGAAAGTCCAAGCACTGAATTTATCAGTCTGAACACTATCAATATCAATATGAAACTCTTCAAATGTATATGATGTATCTGTTGGAATACCAGAAGTTCCGCCTATAGCAACTGTAAGTGTTTGTCCTTGTCCGTAACCATATCCTGTGTTTCTGATTTCAAAGTCAATTACACTAGAACCTTGACCAACAACAATATCAACCGTTGCTTGAGTACCGATTCCTGTTGACTCGGAACTATAAACCAAAGGAACGTTAGAATAAGACAGAGGATCATCAAAGATTACAACTGGTGCGTTTGTTGCAGTATATCCTGCTCCAGGATTAGTGATAGCAACACTAACAATATGTCCACCACTGATAGCAGCAGTACCAATAAACTCAATATTAGGAATACCAGTGCTAGATGTTGCAATACCAACGTTGACTACCGTTTGAATACCTGCTCTGTAACCAGAACCACTGTTTCCAATGCTAATAGAGGTGATAGTTCCAAGACCTGAGATAACTGCGGTTCCGCCAGCAGCAACCAGTGGCTGATATCCAAGTCCTGCAGAGGAACCAACCGAAACTATAACTCCACCAGAAGGCAAGTTTGAGGTATTGATATCATAGAGTGCTGATGTTGCAGTTCCTGTAAATTGAACACTAGTTACACCAACATTTTCGTGGAAATTAATATCGCCAACAACAGAAACAAATTCAGACGATCTTGAAGGTTCTTGTAAGATTTCATTTATAAGAACTACTGCACTGTTGATTCCAATAATGTTCTGTCCATTTGCTTGCAGCAAGAAACTGGTTTGAATTCCAGTAAAGGACTGAGAGACATCATCAAACACATAGTTCTTAGCGTAAGAATCTGTTGTTGCTCCAACAGTTCCAGATCTCATGAAGGCTCTACCACTAAAAGTAGAGTGTGTAGTGATTCCAGTAAAGTCTCTAGAATCGGGTGGGTTAGTTGTAGAACTTATTGGGTTTGGTCCGATTGGTGCGCTAATAAAGTTAAGTACATTATCAACAATATTGTAGTCACCCTCAACTTTAGTTACTAAATCACTCGCTGCATGTGCTGCAAGAGTAGTGCCCATCCAAGTTCTTCTAACACGAATATTATTTGTTGAAGTACCAATTCCTACACTATCAACTCTTACAATTTCATCATTAATCTTGAGAAGATCTCCTCCAGATATAGAAGTAATACCACTAAGGACTAGAATATCATCAGTGCTCAATACTTGCTGAGTAATTGTAGTTGTTACTGCTGTAGAGACTATAGGAGACTGAATATTATTATCAATAGAGAAGAGTCCTCTTGCATTTTGATTTGTGGAAACAAATCTATGAGAGGTTCCGATACCAACGCTGGTAATATCAAAAATTACTGGACTTGCCTTCAGAGCATTTTCTGCACTTGCAGCAAATTTAATTTTTAGATCAGATTCCTTAACTGCATAAACAGTTGAAGGTAATTTATCCGTAGAACCAACACCAGGAACATTAACAGTTGCAATGCCAATTGCTTGAGTTGTTCCAGCACCTGCATGAGTATAAGAAAGTTTCTCTCCAGTTACAAAATAGTGCTGTGGAACCAAGACAGTATTTCTAGAAGTGCTAACAACATTAGAATCACTACCATCAACATATCTTTCAAAGACAGGAAGATTTTTATGAGTTAAATTAAATGCTCTCTTGATATCATTTTTTGTACCAAGATAAACACCAAAACCAGTGTCAATGATAGCACTACTGAGATCAATTGATGTTGGATCTCCATCGACAATTCTTAGAGCATTTTGATATACTCTTACCTGAACGTCAATGTTTGCATTTGGAGTAAATCTGAGTCGAGTAAATTCTCCAGATATATCTGCAGTAATATCACCAAGTGAAGAGTCAGAATAGATATTACCAAATTCGGTGATATCTACATTTGTTCCATCATCAGCAACTACGACCTCAGAAACTTGAGTCTTGTTGTTAGTTGTATCCTCAACACTTACGATATAATATGCAGCATGATATGGGTCACTAGTATAATCACTGATCGTGTTTGCTACTGGAGCAGTTGAAGAACCAATAGAAGTATAAGCAGATTCTAAAATACCAGTGTTCAGTTCTTCAGTTCCAATACCAGTTGATGCTGTATTGGCAATAGATACTTGAATAGTATTAACAATATATGATACACCAGCGCCAACCGTAGGTGTGAAAGTTAGATTAATATTAGAACCAGAATATCCTACACCATAAGTTCCAACTCCAGATGATGCTAATGAACCTGTAGATGTTATAAGTTGACCATATTCAAGAAAATCAACATTTGAACCATCATGTAATATAGTAACTTCATTAAATTCATGATAACTTGAATCGGTTGCACCAATCTGAACAAGAACCTTGGAGGAAGTGTAAGAAGAACTAATTCCAAGAATCGTATTAGCAGCAGTAGAACCGCTTGAAATTATTGCATTTGAAGATTCAATATTAACAATATCGCCAATAGTGGTGGTTCCTACTCCAGCAAGAGCATTCTCAATACCATACGAGACATAACTAATGTCAAAGTTATTAAGTTCATATCTTACTGGATAGAACTGAAGACTTGCTTCATCACCACGGATTGTAAGATCAAAGGATCCTAATTCTGCCGCAGTTTCAACTTGACCATATTCATTCAGATAAGTTTCATTATCATCTCTAACTGTAGTTACAAGAGAGATTTGCCTCTCAGCAGTAAATCTTCTGTCTCTAACGTATGTTATAAACTTACGTGCTCTGCCCGTATCTAAACGGAAAGTACCAACATTCGTGAATCTAGTAGTCCTTTCATTACTGTTAAATTGTCCACTAATATCATCAACCAGAAGTACTCTGTTTCCAATTGATTCAGTATAGTCTTTTAATATTTTTGAACTAAAGGCAATTTCATCAGATATTATACCAGAGTCAATAACTAAACTGTTCTCAGTTGCAAGGTCAAAGTCATTGACACAATTTGTATCCATAACACTGATATAGTCAACTAAAGTAGAAACATTACTTTCAGACTGACTTGTAGTTATTCCTGCAAATTCTTCTTCTCTTGATTCTACAACCAAATCACTGAACTTCTTAAATCCAGCGGTGTGATTCATACTACTTACAGCATTTTCCCACTTCTCAAGTGCAACTTGAGATCTAACAGCATAAGAGAAGAACTGATAGTAGTCACTATCATGAACTTTTTGCAGACTATTATTCAGGAATCCAGTTTCATTATTCCAACCCTTTCTTACGATAGAAGAAGAGTCAACATCATAAACAGCAGAGTATTCACTAACCTCTCTAATAACCGCTTCTGAATTAGTATCTTGACCTATGATGACTTCGCCAACAGCAAATGTATCTGGACCTAATACCTTCAAAGAATCAGTAAATGGATAAAGAGTTTCAATTTTTCCAGAAGCACTATCAGAGAAAACAGTTTCTCCTAAGTTAAACTTGTTCTTTTGAAGAGAAACATCAAATATTGGGAAGTATTTTTCGGGAGTTACAATACCAGAAGAACGTGCTAGATCAAATGATCCTGGAGTTTCATTTTCATTTAATAAACCATCAACACTATAAGTGATAGTTCCGTTTGCTCCTCCAATATTTGCATCAATAGAAGTAATAGTAAATCTAGCGTAGTTATACGCACTAGAGTTAAAACCTCTTAAAGTAGTTCCAATACCAACACTGGTATTTTCTACGAGCACTTTATCACCAACTACGAATGGATAGAGTGAAGTGCTACTATAACTTACTGCAAGACCAACAGTGACTTCTTTTGTAGAACTATCATATGATAAAGAGTTAATACCAACACCATTAGAGTTGCTAGTTGGAATAATTGTAGGAA